AGCTTTCCGAAACTAAGTCAGCACGAATGCCAGCGTTCTTTGAGCATAGTAATGTCAACCTACCCCAATACTCTTGAGTCCATCATTGGACCAACACCAGAGTCCATGCTAAATGAACTCGAAGAAATCTATCCACCTCTTAACCCTACTCCCGATGAATCAATGCAAAAAATTATGTATCGTGCTGGACAACGTTCAGTTGTGGAGTGGATAAAAACTAAACTAGAGGAATAATATGGCTACAGCTGCAGAAATAAATCAACTCTATCAAGATATACTTGGTAGAGATGCTGGACAAGAAGGATTAGATTACTGGACTCGAGATGACCAAGGATCGTTAGATCAGATTAGAGCTGCTATTGCATCAAGTACTGAAGCTCAAACTAAGGTAGCTAATCTTTATGATGAATTATTAAATAGAGATATAACTGCTAGTGGTTCAAATGAATTTGCTACCAATGATGCTGGTGAAACTGATGCCTCATATTGGTTAGGTGATTTATCTGCATCTGGTGGGACTTTAGCTGATGTTAAATCAAACATAATGCTCAGTGATGAATACCTAGCATTGCAAGGTGGTAACGATGGTGGTACTGGTGGTACACAGTTAGATGATGCTGGACAATATGACACAGATGATGACGGTATCATTAGTGATGATGAAGTTGCAAATATAACTGCCGATACCACAACTAATATCGATACAGCTATTGACGATGCATTAGCTAATAATGGTGGTACTGATGTTAGTACTATAACTACTGATGTATTAGCTGATCTTGATACCTCCACTGGTGGTACTGGTTTAGATGATACAAATACAAACGATGCAAACAATGTTGCTGGCACTTTAGATGCAACTAACAACGAGGCAGTAGCTGCTCTGGATGCAACCCTTGCAGGTGCTACAGATGATATTGCTTCGTTAGATTTAACTGGTGTACTAGATCAAATTGGTAATGTACAAGGTGATCTAACACAACTACAAGCAGACTTTGCTGGATTCGATAACACTGTTGACTTCACTAGTTCAGATAATATTGCTGCAATTCAAGGTGTATTAGATGCTGAGGGTTATACTGATGCGATATCGAATCTTGATAGTACATTCAGTTCTAACATTACAAGCTTAACTGACAAGTTAGACACTCTTACTACTGACATAACTGGTACTCAATTAGACGTTACAGATTTAAGTGGTCAGTTTCAAGCTGATCTTCAAACTTTACAGGATGACTTAACTGCATCTACATCAGCTCAGTTCAATTCTCTACAATCAGATTATAATGCAGCTGTAAGCCAACTATCTACATTACAAAGCCAATTAAACAGTGCTAACCAAACAGCTGCTACTAACTTAGCTAATCAAAAGAAAGCATTTGATGCAAAGTTAGCTGCAAATGCAGCACAACAAGCTAATAACTTTGCCAATTTTTCAACAGATGTTAATAGTAAATTAACTAACTACTCTGAAGAACAGAAGGCTAAGTTTGCTGATGTCTATAAGACAAGAGAGCAAGCTATTGATGAGTTACAAACTGATTGGGGTAACAGACTTCAAAAGCAAGAGGCTGGTCTGCAGCATAAAATACAAGCGACTGCTGAAAATCTTAATGAACGTCTAACAAATATCTCCAAGAATATGAACTACAGAATGCTTGGTGATAGTGCAGCTGGTATTAAGATGAGAAGGTCTAAAGCATTTACATCAGGTAGAACGTCTAAAGGTACAGGACAAATGAATAGAGCAATGAGGATCCAAACTCTTAACTTATAACAATGACAGCTAAAACTAGATATGACGCTTTATCCAGTGATCGTTCCCAGTTCTTAAACACAGCGCAAGAAGCAACAAAATTAACACTACCTCAATTAGTCAGAGGAGAAGAAGAAAACTATAGAGGTGCTAAGAATTTGCCTACACCATGGCAATCCGTTGGTGCCAAAGGAGTAGTTACACTTGCATCAAAGTTGATGCTTGCACTACTACCTCCACAAACAAGTTTCTTTAAACTTCAATTAGATGATTCAGTCCTAGAGCAAGGTGGGTTTCCTCCAGAAGCTAGGTCAGAATTAGATTTATCCTTTGCCAAAATTGAGAGAACCATACTCGATTCAATCGCTGCCTCAAGTGACCGCGTGGTCGTACATCAAGCATTAAAACACTTGATTGTCGCAGGTAATGTATTGATCTTCATGGGTAAGGAAGGGTTAAAAATGTTCCCGCTGAATCGTTATGTGGTCGAACGTGATGGCAACGGCAACGTGATTGAAATCGTCACACGAGAAAGAGTTAACCACCAGCTAATAGAGAATGATGTCCCTCCTGAAATCTTAATGAAAAAAGCTGAGGAGAGTGTAGTAGATGAAACTACATCCCCAGATAAAGAGGAGTGTGATATTTATACACATGTCAGACGAGAGAACAATAGGTTTGTTTGGCATCAAGAAGTATATGATTATGTAATTGAATCTTCCAGAGGCAAGTCTCCAGTTGATGTAACTCCATGGATACCATTGAGGTTCAACACTGTTGACGGCGAGGTCTACGGACGCGGAAGAGTAGAAGAATTTTTAGGGGATCTCAAATCACTTGAGGCATTATCCCAAGCATTAGTAGAAGGTAGCGCGGCTGCAGCTAAGGTTGTATTCACGATTTCACCATCCTCTACTACGAAACCACAAACCCTTGCAAACGCTGGTAATGGAGCCATAGTACAAGGCAGACCTGATGACATTGGAGTCGTGCAAGTGGGGAAAACAGCGGACTTCAGAACTGCATTTGAACTTGCAACTCAGCTAGAGAGAAGATTATCTGAAGCATTCCTAATACTCAATGTAAGAAACTCTGAAAGGACTACAGCTGAGGAAGTCAGGATGACACAGATGGAATTAGAACAACAGTTAGGAGGTTTATTCTCATTACTTACTGTTGAGTTCCTTGTGCCATACCTTAATAGAAAATTAAACGTCTTCCAAAAGACAGGTCAGATACCACGTGTACCGAAAGATTTAGTTAAACCTACAATCGTTGCTGGAATTAACGCACTAGGTAGAGGTCAGGATAGAGAAAGCTTACAAGCATTCCTGATGACCATTGCACAGTCTATGGGTCCAGAAGCTATTGGTACTTTCATTAATCAAGAGGAGGTGATCAAACGACTAGCAGCTGCACAAGGTATTGATGTATTAAATCTAGTTAGAAGTATGCAAGAGATCCAACAAGAAAGACAAGCTGCACAACAAGCACAGATAGATATGCAGAACAAACAACTAGATGTACAAGCATTAAAATCACCTATGGCTGACCCCACTAAAAACCCTGCACTAGCTGCAGAGATGCAACCCGAATAACACCCTATGGCAGAGACATTAACATATGATGCTGGTACTGATACAGTAACCACAGAAGAAACTTTAAACGAAAGTGAAAAAGAATCCCTACAAGTTGGGGAGGAGATGGAGCAACAGCAAGAATCATTACTTGCTGGTAAATATAAAGATGCTCAAGAATTAGAGAAGGCTTATGTTGAGTTAGAAAAGAAGCTAGGTTCTTCTGAGAAAGAGGAGCCTAAAGCTGAGGAATCATCTGAGGAATCAGAGGAGACTAAAGAAGAGGAAGTAGATCAAAACATTCTTGATAAACTTTGGGACCAACGAGAAGGTGGTTTCAAAGAAGATACATTAAAAGAACTAGCTGAGAAACGTCCTGGTGAATTAGCCAAGATGTATTTGGAGTTCAGAAATGAAGCTGCAAAGAATGAACCTAAACCTTTAACAGAACAAACAGTTAATCAACTTAAAGCTATAGCTGGTCCTGGTGATTCTTATAAGAAGGTTATGGACTGGGCTGAAAGCAATGTCTCAGAGAATGAGATTAAAATGTTTGATCATGTTATTGATCGTGGTGATCCTGCCTCTTGTTTCTTTGCTGTCCAAAGCTTAGTGGCTAAATATAACGACGCTAATGGAGTTGATGGAAAACTTGTAACAGGTAAACCACCAAGTCCTAAAGGCGATGTCTTTAAGAGTCAGGCTGAAATGGTAAGAGCCATGGAAGATCCAAAGTATGACTCCGACCCTGGCTATCGTCAGGATATATTAGAAAAACTAGAACGTTCAAACATTAATTTTTAACATGCCATACGGACCTGGAACATACGGTACAAAGAAAGGTAGACCACCTAAGAAAGGTACAAAGAAGAAGTAGATAGTCATGGCGACCTGACCGATCATCCTCGCCATTC